CCGCTACAACGACGCATGCGCCTCGCCTTGACGCGGGCACTGCAAAGACAATCGAAGTGCGTGGCGTCGTGAGTAACGCGACGAGCATGACGGCGGTGTCACTGCGCGGCACTGCAATCCTCGCGTCGAATGTCGAGGTCTGTGCTCACTGGCGGCGCGTGCAATAATGGCGGGCACCACGACGCAGTTTCCCGGCATGCCCGGGCCGCAAGGACCGGCAGGCGAGGCAGGACCGGCGGGACCGCAAGGCGACCCGGGGCCGCAGGGCGACCCCGGCGCGCAGGGCGACCCCGGGCCGCAAGGAAATCCGGGGCCGCAAGGCGAGGTCGGTCCGGCAGGGCCGCAGGGCATCGAGGGTCCGGCAGGGCCGCAAGGGGCCGAGGGTCCGGCAGGCAACAGCTTCGATCTCAAGGGCACGAAAGCTCTCATCGCAGACCTGCCGTCGAGCGGGCAAGAGGTCGGCGACGCGTGGGTCGTGACTGAGGACGGCGGGCACCTGTGGGTTTACAGCGAGGCGCTCACGTGGGTTGATGCCGGGCAGATTGTCGGGCAGCAGGGGCCGCAAGGCGAGCCCGGCGCGCAGGGGCCGCAGGGCGCGCAGGGGCCAGCGGGCGCAACGGGCCCGGCAGGGTCGACGCTCGTCACGGGTCTGACCGACCGATACGAAGAGCTGCCCGCGCAGACGTTCTCGGAGTTCGCGCACGGCGGGCTCGTCGCCGCGTCGCCAACGCGCGACATCCAGACCGCCATCGACGCCACGCCTGTCGGTCCTGCGTGTCAGGTCATCGTCGGACCGGGCTCCTACTCGGGCGCGACGGTGACGATACCTGCAGGGCGCAACAACATCGCCATTATCGGGCCGCAGGGTGGCGACTTCGGCGGCACGATTGCGAGCCTGTCTGCGAGTCGCGGTCTAACCATCGGCAACAACGTCGTGCGCGCGCGCATCGTCAGCCTACAGATCGAGGGTCTGACGACTGTGAGCACGACAGGCGCGGGTGTGCACCGCTTCGAGCAGTGCCAGCTACTCGGCGGTCTAACCCTCGGCGCCATCAGCGGTGTCGTCTACGTGGTCGGCTGCGAGGTGGGCAACGTCGTCATTCCTGCAGGCTTTACGGGCCTCGTGCTCTTTGATCGCTGCCTGTTTCTCGGCAGCATCACGAACAACGCGACCGCGCCGCTGACACGCTGCAGCATCAGCGACAGCGCAGGCGGAATCGCGCCGCCGACTACAGCGGCGACGCTCAATGGTCGCTGGCAGGTCGGCACGTCGACGACGTTCTACGCGGGCGGCTCTGCGCTGCTCGGTGCACCGTTGACGAGCGTCAATGGGCTCACGCCTGCCGCAGACCGCGTGCCTTACTACACGGGCGCGAGCACGGCTGCGCTCGCCACGCTGACGGCGTTCGCGCGCACGCTGCTCGACGATGCCGACGCTGCGACTGCTCGCGGCACGCTCGGCCTCGGCACTGCGGCGACGCAGGCGAGCACGGCGTTTCAAGCGGCTGACGCTACGCTCACCGCGCTGGCTGGTGTCACGACTGCGGCCGACAAGGTGGCGTACTTCACGGGGGTCGACACCGCTGCGGCCACGGACATCACAACGGCAGGCCGCGAGATTCTCTCGACGGCGACCAGCGGCGCGGCGGGTCAGGTGCTGACCAGTTCGGGCGGCGGCGCACCTACGTGGACGACGGTGAGCGGTGGTGGTGGCGGCGGCGGCGCTGTCGATGTGCAAGTCTTCGCGTCCTCGGGCACGTGGACCAAGCCTAGCGGCGCGACGACTGCGCGCATCATCGCCATCGGCGCGGGCGGCGGCGGCGGTTCGGGCTCGGCTGGTGGTACCACCACGGCCTCGCGCAAGTGCGGCGGCGCGGGCGGCGGCGGCGGCGCTTACGTCGACTGCGTCGTCTCAGTCTCGGCGCTTGCGTCAGCGACTGTGACAGTTGGCACGGGCGGCGCGGGTGGCGCGCCTGTCGGTCCGTGGGCGGGCGCCAACCTGTCGGGCCTCCCCGGCTCTCCGGGCGGGCTGAGTTCGTTCGGCGCGCTGGTGCGAGCCTCGGGCGGCGGCGCGGGCACTGGAGCGAGCAACCTCGGCGCAGCTAATGCGGGCGGCGCTGGCGCATTCGGGCAGGCGGCATCACAGGACGGCGGCGGCGGGTTCGGCGGCGCTCAGGTCGGCGGATCTCCGGGGCCGTCGATTGCGTGTCCGGGCGGCGGCGGCGGCGGGAGCGCGCAGAACTCGCCTTACAACGGCGGCACAGGCGGCGCGGCATCGTGGAATGTCGCGACGGCAACGGGCGGCACGGCAGGCGTGAGCGGGGTTGCGGTCAACGGCACGGCGGGCGGCAACGGTACAAGCTCGGGCATCTACGGGCCCGGTTCCGCAGGCGGCGGCGGCGGCGCGACTATGAGCGGGACCAACGGCGGCAACGGCGGCGACGGCGGGCTTTACGGCGCGGGCGGCGGCGGCGGTGGCGGCGGTGGTACCAGTGGCGCAGGCGGCGCGGGCGCAGACGGCATCGTCGTCGTCATCTCTTACTGAGGGGAAACATGAACACTCGACTCTCTCTGGCTGCGCTGTTCTGCGGCGCTTGCTCGGGCGCGCATCTGCCGCCCGTCCCGTCACCCGCATCTGCGCCTGCGTCGAGCGCGCTGCGCCCGTGGTCGTGCGTCACGCCTGTCGGGTCTCTCGTCGTCGAGCTGCCCACTGCGCACGGTCTGCCGCTCGTGGGTATCTCTGCCACGGTGCTCGTCGCAGGCGCGCGCGTCACTGTGGGTTGCGAGCGTGCGGCTGATGTTGCGCCCGACGCTGCGCCGCCGTCGCAGCCTAGCGCAGCCGAGTCGCAGCCGTGACGCGGTCGACATCGCTGCGTGGATACCGCACGCTCATCGCGGGCGTGGTGGGCATCGTCGCCATCACCGTTCTCGCGCTCAATGGCGAGGGCTCGACTGACGGCGCGGTCGCGCAGATTGCAGGCATCATCGGCGTCCTCGCTGGGCGGTCGATGGCCGACAAGCCTGACGACCATCGGCCACCGCCCGCACCGCCTGCGGCGTGATGCGCTACGCGCTTGCACTTGCGCTGCTCGTCGGCTGCGCGCGTGACGTGCGCGACGACGATGACCCGCGCGTGAGCCCGATGGAACGCGCGTTCGCCATCGGCCTAATCGCGCTGTCGACGGGTGCCGCGACAACTGCGAGTCAGTGCCCGACGACGACGCGCGGCGAGTGTGTCGACCTCACGTGGCGCGCGGGCTCTGTCGTGCTTGGCGTGTCGATTGCGGCTGCGGCGCAGGCGTGGCTAGAGGCGCAGGACGATGAAGTCGCAGCGGCTGAGCGACGACGACGCAGCGACGCGGCTCGACGTGGCGCGAATAAGATGCCCGCGTCTGCGCCTGCCTCTGTGCCGTGATGGAGCCCGCAGCAATCGTCGGCATGGTGCTCGGCATCACGAGCGGCGTCGTTGCAATCGCGACCCTGATATGGCGCAGCGCGTCGTCAATGGCTGCACTACGAGAGCAGGTCACGCGCATCAGCGCAGACGTCGACAGGCTCACGCGTGACGTGCGCTCACTTGACGACGGCAAGGTGTCGAGCAAGACGCTGAACGAACGACTGCACGGTCTGCGGCGAGACCTGCAGCACCGCCTTCTAATCGCACAGCTCGGCGGCACGCCGCCGCCGTCGAGCAGCAAGGACGACGACGCATGAGAGTTGTGCTCTACGGCGAGAACCATGCGGTCCGCGAGCTGATGCTGCAGGCAGTGCGCCGTCTGCTACCGCCGCCGACTGAGGTCGCAATCTGCGCGCACGTGCTCGACGCGGTGCGACTGCTCGACGAACAGCCACCGCCCGCGCTTGTCGTCGTCGCAGAGGACACGGGCGCAGGGCTTGAGCCCGAGGACGACGGGCCCGAGCGATTGCTGCACGACCACGTGCTCATGGCGGCGCGTCGTCGAGGCGTTGCTGCGGTCATGCTCGGGCGTTGGCAGATTAGCGGCACGTGCTACGGCGCGGCGGTCGTGCACGATTGGGGCGCAGACCACAGAGAGCACACATTGCGACAGCTTGCGGGGGCTTGTCGTGACGCGCTGTTGAGTGCTACCGCTACGGGATGACCAAGAAAAAAGCGACAGTGCCGCAGGTCGAAACGCGGCGCATGATGCTGACCGACCTTCTGCCCGCTGACTACAACCCACGACGCATCAGCGACAAGGCGATGTCAGGTTTGCGCGCAAGCCTTGCACGATTTGGGGAGCTTGGCGGCATCGTCTACAACGAGCAGACGGGTCGACTCGTCGGGGGGCACCAGCGCGTCAAGGCGCTCGCGGCCCTCGGTGTCGTCGATGCGGAGGTCCGCGTCGTCAGCATCCCGCTCGCCGAGGAAAAAGCGGCGAATCTTGCGCTGAATCACCCGGGCATCGGCGGCGAATGGGACGAGGGCATGCTGGCTGCGGTTCTCGCAGACGTGCAACGCGACCTGCCCACGGCGTTTGATGAGCTACAACTCGGCGACCTGCTCGACGTCGAGATTCCAGAAGAGAAAAGCGGCGACTCGCAGGTCGCTGGTACGACGTTCAAACTTCTGGTCGAGTGCGCGTCGGAAACCGAGTTGGAGGACCGCATGGAGCAGGCGATTTCTATGGGCTGGCAGTGCAGCCCTCTGGTGTTGTAATGCGCATCGACTTCGCCAACGAACTGCAAATGGAACCGACCGTGCGCGACCGCATGGTGGCCGGGTCGTTCGACGTTCCTTATATTGGTCAGCATCGTGTCGCGTTCGACTTCGACGCGCCGATTGAGGGCCGCGAATGGTCGATTGGCGCCATCATCGGGCCGTCGGGCTGCGGCAAGTCGTCTGTGCTGCGTCGTTACTTCGGGCAGGCAATCGAGCACGAATGGGACGCGAGCAAGTCGGTCGTCAGCAACATCGACGCGAGCGTTTCGGACATAACGGCAGCGTTCTCAAGCGTGGGGTTCAACACCATCCCGGCGTGGTTGCGGCCATTTCATGTGCTGTCGAATGGCGAGCAGTTTCGGGTGACGCTTGCGCGCGCGCTTATCGAGGCGGCCAAGACCGATGCGCCCATCATCATCGACGAGTTCACCAGCGTCGTTGACAGGCAGGTGGCAAAAATCGGCGCGCATGCCGTGCAGAAGTTCGTCCGCAAGACGAACCGCAAGATGGTGGTGGCCTCGTGCCACTACGACATCGAAGAGTGGTTGCAGCCGGATTGGGTAATCGAGCCTGCATTGCAGGCGTTGCGCTGGAGGTCGGTTCAACGACGACCAACAATCGACGTCGAAATCCGCAGAGCGCCTCGGTCCATCTGGTCTGTGTTCGCTCCATATCACTATTTGACCGCAGACCTGCACAATGGCGCGCAGTGCTTCGCCGCATACGTCGACGGCCGCCCTGTCACGTTTGTTGGTTGTCTGTATAGACCGCACTCCATCGTTGACGACATCGTCGGCATTTCTCGCCTAGTTACGCTGCCAGATTTTCAAGGTCTGGGGCTGGCGCTGTGTCTGTGCGACATTCTTGGCGCGGCGTATAAGGCAATCGGTATGCGATTGCGCATGTACCCCGCGCACGCCGCGTTGATCCGTTCGTTTGACCGAACGCCACGATGGTCCATGTGCAAGAAAGCGGGCACGTTTGCGAGTCGCAGCGGCAGCACGGCCAAGGTACTCGGAGCAAAAACTGCCATCGTGCAGGCCGGGTATCAAGGGCGTCCATGCGCGGTCTTTGAGTACATCGGCGGCGCAATGCCCGAACAGGACGCGCGGCGTTTGCTGCAGTCGTCGACATACGGGAGATGAACGATGGCGCGCCCGACTAAGCTCGACGCAGACCGACAGGCCAAAGTCTGCGAGGCACTGGCGCTTGGCGTCAGCATCGAAGCGGCTGCAGCTCACGCTGGTCTATCCGCCACCTGCGTCCACGAATGGATGGCGCGCGGGCGCAAGGGCGAGCGGCTCTATGCTGAGTTTCTGGAGGCGACAACGCGCGCGCGTGATGCTGCCGAGGTCCGCTACGCTGCGGTAGTCGCAAAGGCTGCGAAAGAGGGCAGCGAGAGTGCCGCGCGCTGGTGGCTTGAGCGCCGACGCCCTGAGACGTGGGGCCGCAAGGATGCCGACGTACAGGTCACGACGAACGTTCAGCAAGGCGCGAACATTGCGCCGCTGCTAGAGCGCATCGCGCAGTTCCCGGCGAGCGAATACGGCGACGACGGCAGAGGCCCGACCGGGCACGCCTGATGCCGCGCGTTCACGACTTCGCGCCGCTGCCGTGGCAGGGTCGATTTCTGCGCGGCGGTCTCGGCGGCTTCTGGCGCGGCGATGTCTGCGCAGTGCGCGGCGGTCTCGGCAGCGGCAAGAGCCTTGCGCTCTGCGCTCTCGCTGCGCTCATTTGCGACAGTCGCCCGGGCGCGGTTGTCGTGCTCGGCATGGATACTTTTAGACGTTTGCGCGACGTTCACTTGCCGCATCTGCACTCACTGCTCGACGGGTCTGCGGCTGCGTATAGCGCAGGCGAGCAGTCGTTCACGTGGCCGAACGGTTCGCGGCTGTTGCTCGCGCATCTCGACACGCCGCAGAGCAGTGGCCCGGGCAGCTCGCCAATCGAGGGCGTCAACGCACATGCCGTGCTGATTGACGAATGCCAAGTGCTACGACCTGACGTGCTCGACGTTGCTCGGTCGCGTGCGCGTGTGCCTGTCGTCGACGTGCGCGGTGTGGTGCATCGCCCGCTTGTCGTTACGTGCGGCATCCCCATTGAGCCTGCGTGGTGGATTGAACGCACACGCGACATCGGCGGCGCGCTCTACCTGCCGACAAGCGCAGACAACGCGCAGCACCTCGGCGCGGGTTGGCTTGACCGCATGCGCGAGACGCTGAGTGAGCGCGACTTTGAGGCGCTCGTGAACAATCGACCACTGCCGCCCGTTGGCTCGGTCTTTCATGCGTTCATGCCTGAACGCAGCGTGGTCGACTTCGCGCCCGACTATGCGACGCAACGCACCATGCTCTCACTCGACTTCGGTCTGCGGCATCCGGCATGCCTGCTACTCGTCGAGCGGTCGCGCGGCGCGTGGGTTGTCGTGCGCGAGTGGGCGCCTGATGACGAGACGCTGCCCGACCTGCTCGCGCGCCTGTCGGTCGACGTCGTTGCGCGTCGGCATTGGCAAGAGGGCGACAAGCGCACGCCGCTTGACGTGGTTGTCTGCGACCCTGCAGGCGCGGCACGCTCTGCGCAAACGGGCATCGCAGACCTCGACGTCATCGCGCGCCATGCGCCGCACGGTCTCGGCATGGTGCCGCGTATCGAGCGCGACCCTGAGCGGCGCGACATCGTCGCAGGTTGCACGCGCGTAAACCTCGCATTGGAGCGCGGCGCACTGACGATTGAGCGCACGATGTTCGACGCAGGGCTGCGCGCGCCTGCAGCTCGTCGCACGTTGGCGCGAGCGATGACGGGTTACAGGTGGGACGCGCGGCAGCCCGGGCGACCGGCGAAAGACGGGCACCACGACCACCACGCCGACGCGTTGCGATACGCAGTGCGCGAGGTGCTTTGGACATTGCCCGACCCCGGCAGACCTGCAGCGCAGCGACCGCCACGGGCGCGCGAGTTTGATGCGCCGTGGGGCGGTGACCGCTAGACACGCCGCGCGTCTGTGGGGTACTTCATCGGTGCGCGGTTGCCATAGTCCCTCGGGCCTATGGCTCGGCGAGTCAACCTGCCGGTGCGGGCGCGGTGAGTGGTTCACGGCGGCGCATCGGCAGGGCTGACCGCGCACGAAACGGAGGGGTTATGTTCGCTCTCGTCGTCAAGTTCTCAGTGCTCGCAATCCACATTTGCGGGGGGTCGCTGTGACCGCCATCGTCGTCAAGGCGTTCGTGCTCTTCGGCTGCAACGGCGGCTTGTACGGGCTGCTCGCCTGACGTGGTGTGCAGTTCTGCTCGCGCATGTGGTAGCGTCTGCCCATGCCGCTTTCCGTGCGAGTGCAGAACTACACCGCGCCAGACCCTATCGACGGGCAGGGCATCGGCACGCCGTCGCTGCCCGTCAACGATGGCGAGCAGAACAAACGGCTGATTGCGCTCTCGCAGCGCATCGCCGATTACTCACGCGCTGAACGTCTCGCGCCCGTGCGCGTGGGCTGGCAAGCGTTGTCGGGTCTCGCGACTGCGGCGACGTGGGACGTGCAGCCTGCGCCCGACTCCGATGCGTCGGCGGCAGCGGCAGACGTCGTGCGGCGCGCGCTCGGGCTCGGCGGCTACTCTGCGCCCGTAATCGAATGGGACGGGCGCGTGGTGTCGCTGCCGTCGTGGGAGTCACGCTTGCGCGACTTGCTGCGCGGCGCGTTGCTCGGGTTCAGCCTTGCCGAAATGGTCGCGTATCCATACGAGGGCACGACCTACGTCGACCTTGAACCGCGCGACCAATCAAGCGTGCGCCAATGGGTCTACGACAACGCGGGCAGACTCGTCGCTGTCGACCAGTGGCGCAGGCAACCGGGCGGCCTGTCGTCTGTCGGCTCGGTGCGCTTGCCCTATGAGCGGCTTGTGCACTTGACCTATCCGTCGCCTGCGTATGGCGTCGAGGGTCTCGGCATCATGCGGCACGTCGAACCTCTCGCGCGTGACTACGACCAGACCATGCGGCTGCGGGCCGTGATGATGGCGCGCACTGCAAGCCCGACGCCCACTGTGACAATCAACGCAGAGGCATACGGGCGCGAGCTTGGCACGACGCCGAGCCCTGCAGACATTGCGACCGCGCGCGACGAACTGCTTGGCGTGCTGCGCAAGTGGACTGCGCACGAAGAGGCGGCGTTGATTCTGCCCTCGTGGGCAACGCTTGACTGGGAGGGCAGGCCCGATGCCGCCTATCCAACGAACGCGGTAATCAGCGACCTTGAACGGCAAATCTTCCAAGCGTTCTACGTGCAGCACTTGACCGTCGGCAGCGCGTCATCTTCGGGCGCATACGCGACCGCGCAGGTGCACGCCGAACTCGCTGCGCAGCTCGCGGGCGACCTCTGCCAATGGGTTGCAGAGGGGCTCGCAGGTTACGTGCGCCAGATTGTCGCGCTGAACGTGGGGCCGCTGCCGCTGCGCGACTTGCCGCGCCTCACGTATGCGGGCATTCGCTCGCCACTGTGGGTTGAGCGCGTCGCTGATGTCGTGTCGCTCCTGTCGAACGGCGTGCTCACGCCAAGCGCAGACGACGAGCGCGCGATGCGTGCGGCGCTTGAGCTGCCCGCGCCGACTGCGGCTGCAGAGTCACGCGGCGAGCGTGCGCGTGTCGCTGGTACGGTCGCGCAGGTTGAGCGCGCAAGCGCGCTGCCGGGAGGTCTCTAATGCCGCTGCTGACGCAAGCCGAACTCACGCCGCCCGACGCAGTGCGCGACGCTGCGCGCAAGGGTGTCGAGTTGCACGATGCGGGCAAGAGCGGCGCCGGGCTCAAGCCTGAGACCGTGCGCCGCGCGAACTCGATTGCATCGGGCGAGCCGCAGAGCGAAGAGTGGGCGACCGTCGAGGCGCCAGCATGGTTCGCGCGACACGAGAGCGACTTTGAGCGCGGCGAAGATGACCGCGCAGGCGAAGAGTCGCCGGGCTACGTTGCGTGGTTACTGTGGGGCGGAGACCCCGGGCGCAAGTGGGTCGAGCAGTTGCGCGATACATGGGCAGAGCGGAGGTCTGAGGAAATGGACGACGAGCAAGAGGCGCGCACGTCTGCAGGCGTTGCGGCGCTCGCAGTTGAACCGTCGTTCGTTGCGCAGTTGTCGCGCGAGCGGTCTGCGCGCGCAGCCCTGCCGGGCGCCGTGGGCGTCGTGCATCTTGAGGGCGGTCTCTATCCCTACGACTACCACGCAGCGCGTCTAGAACTGCGCGCGGCGGCGTTGCAAGGCGAGCCCGTCGTCGTGCTGCAGGTCGACTCTCCGGGCGGTTACGTTGCAGGCGTGCGCGAGACGCGTCGCGCGATTGCGCAGGCGCAGAGCAAGGGCATCTACGTCGTCGCGTATGTGAGCGGCATGGCGTGCTCGGCTGCGCTGTGGGTTGCGTCTGCAGCCGACGAGATTGTGCTGTCGCCTCTCGCGCAGGTCGGTAGCGTGGGCGTCGTGCTGACGCTCGCAGAGAATGACGACGACGTTGTTGAGGTTGTGAGTTCGCAGACACCGCGCAAGCGGCAGCAGCTCGGCGACAACGAATACATGGCGGCACTGCAGGCGCGCGTTGACAAGCTCGCGCAGGTCATGCTCGACGACATTGCGGGTGACCGTGGCGTGCCTGCCGATGCGCTTGGCGGTGGCTCGACGTTCAGCGCAGACGACGCAGTTGCGCGCGGCATGGCTGACCGCATTGCGAGCGATGACGACGACTGGCTTTTCCTCGGCGGGTCAATGCCCGCAACTTACATGCGCAAGGTCCGAACCGCCTCGGCCTCGGCGTCTACACTTGGCGGAGACATGGAGGCGCTCGACATGAGCGAGCAGAACACGACGGCGCAGACCGTCGATGCGGCGCAGGTCGATGCGCTGCGGAGTGAGTTGGACGCGGTGCGCGCGCAGCTTGATGCGGCTCGCGCCGACATCGTGCGACGCGACGCCGCTGCCGTGGTCGAGCATGCGATTGCGGAGACCCGTATCGCGCAGGGCTCGCGCGATGCGTGGGTCGCGCGCGCTGAGCGGCTCGGCGTCGACGAGGTCCGGGCGATGCTCGCGGACCTGCCCGTCATGGCGCAGGTCGGAATCGCCACGGGGCACGGCGTCACGGCTGACATCGAGCGCAACAACGACCCGCGCGCCATCGAGGTCGAGCGGGCTAATCAACTGTTGGCGCGATTCCGCGCCGTCAAGGGGGCTTGAGCAATGGCTTCGATCCACGGTCAAGGCAACGTCATCACCGCCAAGCTCACCGCCTCGGTGACGCGTGGGCGCATCGTGCGCACGTCGGGCGCGTTCAGCGGCGGCATCCCTGTCGTCGTGCAGTCGACCGACCCGCTCACGGCGACGGGTCACAACAACATCGGCGTCGCCCTGTCGAGCGGTGTCGCGGGCGACCTGATTGACGTGCAGATTGACGGCATCTGCTCGTTCGCCATCGCCGCAGGTTCGCTCACGCCGGGCGCGCTCGTGACGACTGAGGCTGCGGGCAAGGTCGCTGCCGCCATTGCGGGCGACACGACGGTCGGGCGATTCATCAGCGGCAAGGACGCTGATGGTTCGTCGAACAACAACGAGGAATGCATCATTCACCTCGGCCTGAGCCGAGCCCTCTGAGCTAGGAGCAACACACAATGAGCGCACAATCCCTCTCGCAGCTCGCGCCAATCAGCCCGCTCCTGTCCGGTGCGGCCATCGGTGCGGCGCAGTCTCTCGCGGGTCTCGTGTTCCCGCGTCTGCCCATTCAGCCCGTCGCGCCCAGCGCGTTCAAGGGCACCGTGTTCGTCGAGTCGAGCACGTCGTACATGGGCAGCCCGCAGGTCGTGCAGACGGCCCTCGGCGCTGACTACCCGCGCGCTGCTATGGGCAGCCCAACCACGGTCAACTACGAGTGCGTTGAGTACAAGCTCGCCAGCGAAATCATCCCGCAGAAGCTGATGCAGCGGTCGCAGTTCCCGACCCCGCTTGAGCAGCGGCAGGCGCGCGCGCTCGGGACCAAGCTCGCGCTCGATATGGAGGCGCGTGCGGCGGGCCTGTTCTTCGGCACGGGCAACTGGAGCAACGCGGCGCTCGCCGCTGTTCCCGGCACTGGCTCGCAGTGGAACGTGACCGTGTCTGCGACGCCGATGGAGGACTTGAACGCGCTCAAGATCATCGCGCGCGAGCAGGGTTACGGCCGCAACCCTGACACGCTCATCATGGGCCGCGAGGTCGCGGACGCGTTCTGCTCTTCGCTCGTTGCCAAGGGCATCATCGCCCCGGGCGGTGCGGCGACGACGGGCGTTGCGGCGATTCAGCGCAGCATCGCCAATGACGCTTTCATCATCGACATGGTCCGCACGCAGTTGGGCTTGAACCTCATCATCGGCAACGCTAAGGCGCAGACCTCTGCGCCCGGTGCTGCGCTGACGTCGGCCTATGTGTGGGGCAAGTCGGTGTGGTGCGGCTCGCTTGAGGGCGCAGACATGGCGGCGGGCACGGGCGGCGACATCATGGCGCGCGCGGTCGCGGGTCTGCTCATCGTCGAGGACGGTCTGAGCGGGCAGGGTCTGAGCATGGACGGAATCGCGCTGCCCATTTCGGTGCGCAGCCACGAGACCGCGCCGCCGCAGGCCGTCGGCATGATTGTCGCGGGCGAGGTCTACAGCGACGAGATCGTGCTTGACGCGAATCTCGGTTACTTGGTCACGGCGGTCGTCGCCTGATGAGTGCCCGCGTTCAGCTCTTGCGACCGCTGCCACGGCTCGGCTGGTACAACGCGCCCGTTGTCGTCGACATGACGCGCGAGCAGTGGTTGTCGGCGCAGCGCGACCTCGGCGCGGACGCGGTCCTGCTCGACTACGTGGCACCGCCTGACGTCGTCGAAATCATCGACGCGCTCACGAGCGACGGCGACACGCTGCCCGCTGCGGCAGTCGTCGAGCCTCAACCGAAAGCGCGACGGCGCAAGGTCTGACGCGTGGGTCTGCCTGCCGACATACGCGCCGCACTGCGACGCAGGCAGGCAGACCTCGACCGCGTTGGCTCGCGCACTGCGTCTGCGCTCATGGCGCTACGCGACGAACTGCGCGACGCGCTGCTTGACCTGCTTGACAGAGAGGGCGGCGGCGATTGGCGCGAGGGCATCTTGGCCACGCAACTCGACGAGGTTGCAGCGGCGGTGCGCGAACTCACGGGCGAAGTGCAAGACGAGTGGCTCGACGGGCTCGACGACATCGAGCGCGCGACGCCTGCATATCTGCGCAGCGTGGGGCTAGACCCTGATTCTGCAGTCGATGTCGAGGCACTCGCAGCCGTCATCGACGCAGCGCGACGAGACGCGCGTGACGCGTTCCGCGGCATCGGCCTGTCGACTGCGACTGAGCTGATGCCGCTACTGCGCGAGGGCTACAGGCTCGACACGCTCACAGAGTTGTCAGCGCGATTGAGCGAACGTCTCGGCGTGTCGCTTGAGCGCGCGGCAACTGAGGCGCGCACACAGACTGCGGTCTATGCGCGCGCAGTCGGCAACGCGTGGGCAGACGAGGCGCCGAGCGCAGTGGGCTACGCATACGGCGGGCCCGACGACGGGCTAACGCGACCGTTCTGCGAGGTCTGCGTCGACCACTGGTTCTCTCGCGAGCTTGCCGCCAAGCTCGACAACGACGTCTCAGGGTTGCCGCATCCTCTCGACAGTGGCGGCGGGTACAACTGCCGTCACAGTTGGCTCGCCGTGCCGTTCAGCGTGGCGGCGCGGTGGGGCTACAAGGAAGCGACTGAGGCGACGGTGCGACAAGCGAACGCGGCGGCGCGCGGGTAACGTTTCACGCGCGCATGTGGTAGCGTCTGCGCATGCCCGCACGCAAACTCGCCATCGGTCTCGCGCACGTGTTCCATTGGACGAACGCGGACGGTCTGCTCGCGGCGAACCCATTGCTTGCGGTCGACTGGCCTGCGGGCGCGGTGTCGTACCCGCTCACGCTGTCGCGACAGGTCGACAGCATCACGGCAATCAGCGCAGACCGTCGCACGCTGACTGCTACGTGGGGCGCGAGCGGTTCGCCAACCACAGCAATCAGCGGCGACCAACCTGCGGCGGCTGTGCTGCAGAGCATCGGGCTTGTCGGCGCGTCGTTGCGCGTCGTGCGCATCGTGAGCGACGACGGCATCACGGGCACGCTTGAACTCGCAGAGCCTGTGCCGCATCCCGTCGCGCTCGGCGTCAACCCTGCCAACCTGCACTGGTTGCAGCGCACTGCGCTCATCCCGAGCGTCGACCTGCCTGCGACGCCAACGCGCAACATTCGGTGGACGGTCGACTATGAGGCGCGCGACGCGTTCAACGTCGAGCCGTTGCAGTGCTTGCGTGACCGCGACGTGTTGCACGTCGTCGCAATGGCGTTCGCCACTGGTCTCACAGATGCGCAGTTGCTTGAGGTTGTGCCCGACCTCAAGGCGCGCCCGAGCGGTCAAGGTTCGTGGCGGGCGCAGCGTGAGGCAGCACTCGACGAGTTGATCGGCATGGTGCGCAAGCGTATCGCGCCGCGTGTTGAGGACGTATTGCCCGGGCGTGCGTTCGCTAACGCGCACGCGTACCTCACAGCCGCGCGCATCCTTGACGGTCGACTCTCTGCAGGCCCGGACCTAAGTGCGCAGGCAACATATCTGCGCGGGCTCGCGGTCGACATGGTCGAGCAGCAGTTGGCGCTCATCGATTGGCAGGACTTGAACGTCAACGGCGAGGTCGACAGTGGAGAGACCGACGCGGGCGCGCGTTCGTCTGCGGCGCTGTCGAGCATCGCGAGCACGTACGCGATGCAGAGCGCCATTGACTACATCGACGACGGCGCGCCGTTTCCTGTACAGCGCGTGCGCGTGACGGACGAACGCTGATGGCAATCAAGGCGACCGTCAACGTGGGGCGCTGGCCTAGTAGCATCAGCAACGCGACCGTGATGCGCGCCATCGGCGAGGTGTGCAAGGCGCAGGTCGTGCAACGCACGTTCCGCGAGGGGCGCGGTCTCGACGACAGCCCACACAAACGCTACAGCACGAAACCTCTGAGCGTGTATCTCGGCAGCGAAACGGCGCGCAGGCTCAAGCCGAAAGGCGGCGTGCCGCTCTACCGCAAGCGACGCTACAAGGCGCGCGGCAAGAGTCAGTCGACCTATCTCCTATCGTGGAAACATTACGACCTCGGCGCGCTTATCGGCAGGCGCTACGAGGGCGGCTATCGGCAGTTCAAGGCAGAGAGCCGCAAGGGTCTAAACCTTGCGTCGACTGCTGCGAATCGCGTTGGCGAGACTCAACGCAGTGTCGAGGTTGACTTGATCCTGTCGGGGCAGTTGTCGCGTTCGTTGCGCGTGGTGCGAGTGCAGCGCGCGTCGGCAGTTGTGCAGGTGCAGGGCGGCTCGCTCAAGTATGCGGCGGGCGTCAATGCGCGGCGACCGTGGATGGGCATGTCGGCGGGCGACATCAACGAGGCGCGGTTCGCCGTTGCCGCCGTGATGCTTGCTTACCTTGAGGACCAGACAGGCGGGCGAATCGCATGAGCCTGCCGGACCTCATCAACGCGCTCGGCGCAGCGGTTGCGGGCATCGTGCCGACGACTGCGCCCGGCATTCGGTTTGCGTTATACGACAACGTCACGAGCGAGGCTGACTTGCTCGGGCTCGTGACGGTTGCTGCGCAGCGCAGCACGTACATCGGCGCAGGGCCGCCCGTTGATACGGGGCTCGTATTCGGTGACGTGCTCGACGAGGTCGCGCATGCGCTGCAGGTTACGGTTCTATACCGCATCGGCGAGATGCCCGACGCAGAGGCAGCGATGCGAGAGGACGCGGTCGCAATCATGCGCGCGTTGCGTCCTGCGTCAGTGTGGGGCGCATACGCCAACGACGTTGCGGTGCTACCGGACACGGGCGCAGAGGTGCTCGCAGACGGTCAACAGGACTTCGCGCGCGTGCTGCGCGTATCACTCACAGCGAGGGTCACAGTATGAGCGCAGGTAGACTCGGCGGGCAGGACGTTGCGATTGCGGTTGAGACGACGACGGGCAGCCCGAGCGCGACGGACTATGCAGCCGTTGACGTTGCGGCGCTGACGTTCAACGCCGTCAAGCCGACGCGGGCTAGCAGCTCGGGCGTCGCAGAGTCGGCGACTATCCCGCTCTACAACGTGCCGAGCGTGTCGACATCTGGCGCGGGGCAGGTGCCCGAAGTCGAGGCGCCCTATGACGTGAGCGACGACCCTGCGATTCGCGAGCTTGGCGAGTTCGGCTTGACGTTCAAGGCAGAGGCGGCGAGCGGTCTCGCGTTCGGCAGTACGCGCCTCAAGGAGCTGTTGGGCAGCGGGCTCGGCGTCGTCGCAAAGGCAGCGAACACGACGCAGACCGTGACGGCAGCAGTGAGCGCGACCGTGTATGAGGTCGGCGCGGGCGACATCGGCGACGCTAACCCGGGCGACGTTGTCGCGTGGGTTGGCGCGTCGCGCATGACTGAGTTTGCGCTCGTCGAGTCGGTCAACGTCGGCACGAATCGCGTGACGGTGCGCCCTGCGTTCTCGGCTGCGCCGCAGGTTGGCGACGTCGTGCGCGTCTGCTCTGTGGCTTACCCTGAGATCGGGTCGCTCGGTGCGACGTCGCTTGCGGTGCGCTACCGTGACCGCGCGCGCTACGTGCTCGCCACGGGTTGCCGTCCGAACGCAATCGCACTGAACTTCGGCGGCGACGATACGCGCACGGCAGAACTCGCGTTCACGTTCGCGCCGTTGTTCAAAGAAACCGACGTCAACGCGGTCGCGCTCGACCCGCCTGCAAACCTCGCCAACGGCATCGCGCTCAAGCGGTGGGGCGAGGCGGTCTACGGTGACACGAGCACGGGCGCGCGCACCGTCGCCACGCTGCGGTCATGGTCGGCGAACATCGCGCTTGGCCTCGACAACGTCGGCTCTGCCACGACGAGCATCGTCGGCGCGGCTGACGTCGAGGCCGTGTCTGCGCAGGTGACGGTCTCTCTGACGTTCGCGAACTTCGCCCGGAATACCCTGCGCGACTGGCTGCGGCTCGGCTCGACATACACTTGGGTCCTGCCGCTGCAGGGCCAAGAGGGCAAGGGCGCTTGCCTCATCATCCCGGCGGGCTACGTGTCCGAACTGCCGGGCGATACCATCGAGGACGAGCGCAGCTACTCGACGGTTACGATTAGCGCGGCGTCGAGCCCATACACCTCGACGACGGGCACGCCGACTGCGGCAGCGGGCGCATACTTCCTGCTCGCGTTTGCAAGCTGATGGCGCTGCAGGTCGTAACGTCAACGGCAGTGCCAACGCGGTTCGTGCTCGCGTGCGACGACGCAGTGCGAGAGGCGAACACCGCAGAAGCTCTCGACGCGTATACGCGCACGCGTGACGCATCGGCACTTGTCGTGCCACAGGATGCGACGTGGGTATCAGCGCGCCCGCTCGACCGTCGGGCACTTGTGCTGCACGACATGCGCACGAGCGCAGCCACGGGCGACGACGTGGCGCGCGGGCTCGCACGACTTGAGGCGATCTGCGCAGATGTCGTTGAGAGCATCAGCGACTTTCCCGACCTGCAGCGCAGCGCAGATGGCTACCCGGTGCGCGCGCTGTACGACCGCATGCGCGGCGGCGTCGTGCTCGCACTGCTCGCAGAGGTTGTCGAGCACGTGGTTGCGGTCTCGACGTTGGGAAAAGCGCAGCCCTCGCCATCCGCGCCATCGCATGGCGAGGCGTCGCAGAGCGTCACGGCTACCGCTGCCACGTCGACGGCTGCGCAACCTGCGCGGAGCGCGCGGGGCTCCCGCCCGCCGATACTGCTCTAAGCATGGCGCTCGGGTCTGACGAGTTCGCAGACCTTGACGCGTGCCCGCTGTGTGAGGCGTCATCGCCGTGGGTCTCTGCGGTGCTTGACGCCTACGAATGGACGGGCAGAGGGCAACGCGTCGACGACGTGGTACCCTACCCGAGCGCCGCAGTTGTCGACGGCGTGTTGCTGTTGACGCGAGAACTGCGCGCCGCCGAGAACTACGAAATGGACCGAGCCCTGCGGAGGTAGCCGATGGCGGTTTCACAGAGCGCGGGCGACGTCTCGTTTGCAGTCACGCTCGACGGCGTCGACAAAGTAGAGGGCGGGCTCAAGCGCGTTGAACGCGCAGCCGAGCAGACAGGTCGCGCGGCTGAAAAGTCGGGCGGTCTCTTCGGCAGGTTCGAGAGCGCAACGCGCAAGCTCGACGACGCGGTTGATTCAGTCGAGAAGCCGATGCGCGCGCTCAACGGTGCGCTCGACATTGCGAGCGTGGCGCTTGGCGTCGGGCTCGCGGGTCCGCTTGGCACGGTCATTGGGCAGCTCATCGACTTCGGCAAGATCGCGCTTGATGCGGCAGCGGCGAGCGACACGTTTGCGAATCGTGCGGCGACGCTGCGGACCACGCTTGAGTCAATCGGCAAGGCGGCACGCAGTAGCGAGGACGACGTCAAGGCGCTTTATGCTGCTCTCGGCGCAGGGCCGGGCGGCGCGGGTGCGTCTGGCGCGCAACGCGTGCAGGTCGAAGGCGCGGGCCTGCAGGCTGGCTCGCTCACTGCAGACATCGAGTTTCTACAGAGCGAGCTACGCAGCCTCATTGCGCAGCGCGACGAGGTGCCGCGACGCCTCGCAATCGCGCGCGCAGACATCGCAGACTTTGGGCGCGTTCGCGCGCTGGCGCAGTCGTCGAGCAAGGGCACGGGCGACATCGTTGCAGGGCTACAGGCCGACATCGCCACGCTTGAGGCGAGCATCCCGGACATCGCCGCTAAGATTGCGGGCACCACGTCGACGCTTGAGGCAACTGAGCGGGCGCTGCAAAAGACGCGCGACGATGCGCGCAAGAGTCTCGGGCTCAAGACTGAGGCAGAGGAAAAGGCGGCGAAAGCAACGACGGCGACAGCGACTGCGACGCAGGCTGCGACGGTTGCAAGCGTGTCGCGCGCGAAAGCGGTGACGGCTGAAACGTCGTCGCTTGAGGGTCTGCGCAAGGCGCTTGCGGCAATCGACCCGCTCGTTGCTCGCGCAGGCGCAGAGGCTCGCGCGTCGCGCCTGTCGCGTGGCGTCGAGGCTGGCACAGTCGGCGTCACTGACGGGTTGTTCCCGTCGCAGTCGCGCAGCGTGCAGGGCGTGCTCGGCATGGGCGCAGACGACCTCGCCGAAGAGTTCGACGCCATCGACCGCGTGCTTGCCGAACGGCAGACACAGAACGCGCAACGTGCACAGCAAGGGCTTGATACGGCGCGACTTGCAAACGACCTCGCGGGCAATGGCGCAGCGCAGTTCGACAACCTAACCAAGAGCGCAATGGACCTCGGTTCAATGGGCGTCTCTGCGCTGCAGTCGTTCACGCAGGCAGCGGGCGCGTCGCTCGCGTCACTCATCATCGACGGCGGCAAGGCAGGCAAGTCGTTCAGCAAACTTGCGGGCGAGGTCGCCGCAGGGTTGTCGGCGCAGGCGTTCGCTTATTCGCTTTTTCTCGGCGCGGCGGCTGCAATCTCCGCAGTCACGGGCGGCGTCGTGTTGCCCGGATGGAACCCTGTTCAGCTCGGCACGGCGGCAGCAATCATGGGCGGCGTTGGCGTGGCTCTCGCGGGCACTGCGCGCGCGCTCGGCGCGGGGTCTGCAGGCAGGGCAGGGTCGACAGGTTCCGCGCCTGTATCGGGCGGCGGCGGCGACCGCGTTGCGTCTCTGAGCGGCTCGCGTGTCGCATCGCAGCCGACGCAAGTGACGGTCATTCTCGGCGTCGATGAAGTGTCGAGCGTGCTCGTGCGGCAGTCGCAGCGCGACGCGCGCGCGGGCGGTCTCACCTCTGGTCGATTGGCGGTGGCGTGATGGCGACAATCCAGAGCCTGATGCGAGCGTGTGACGTGGTCTCGCTTGCGTCGCAGGTGATGTTCTATCGGGGCGCAAACCCTGTGTCGCTTGGCGCAACGACGGGCCTGCACGACGGCGGGCGATACCCTGACGTGCTCGCGTTCCTGCACGGGTACGGTTCGCAGACCGGGCAGAGCATCGCAGAGCAACTCGCGGCGCTATGGGCGGGAGCAGGCGGCGGCGCAGTAGCGTGGGAACTCGGCATCGACTCGGCAGACCGCGTGTTCATTCGCGCGCCGTCGACTGCGTTTGCATCGTTCGATGTGACTGCAAGTGCGGGCAACTGCTACGGGTTCGCGGCAGGCGTCACGACGTCGAGCACGGTTGCGGGTTATCGCATCGTGACTGCGCCGAGCGCGTGGTCGCGTGGCAACCAATACCCGAGCGCAGCGCCGAACGTGTTGAGCATCAGCGCAGGCGCGACGACGACTGCGCTCACGTCTGCCCGCACGCGCGTTCACTCACTGCCGACTGCCATGCGCACGTCGTCGACATTCGACGGCACGGTCTCGCCGCTGCAGTCGCTTGAGCGTTTCGACAACGACACTGCCGACAACGTGCAGCGGCGCATTCGGTGGGGCATCGACTCGGACGGGCGCGCGTGGGTTAGCTCGCCAACGGTCGTGTCTGCGTTCTCATTCTTCGGCTCGTCGTCGGCGTTAGCTTGGCGCAGGCTGCTCGGGTTCACGGGTGACGAGGTCGGCGTCACGGCGTCGCTGCAAACAACCATCACGGCGACCTATCCTTGCCCGCTCGTGCTGATGTTGTGGCGAGGGCTGACGCGGTACCAGTGCAGCGCACAGAACTACGACGGCGCAGTGACGCTCGCAGACGGTCGCGCGCGTGGTCGGCATATCGGCACGGCGACGTTGCACGACGTCGGCTATACGCTGCGCGGCCCAACGTCGCAGCTAGATCAAGAGGGGCAGGCGCTCGCGTCTTTCTGGCCTGCGATTGGACGCGGACAACCGTGCGCCCTCATGCTCGACCACGGCGACCCGCGCCGCCATCGGTGGCTTGAGTCGCTGCATGACGGCACGGCAGTTGCGCCGTTCTCTGCTGACTACACGACGCAGCATTTGCGCGGGCGCATCGTGGCTCGCGTTGCAGCGTCGGCGGCAGACGTGCAGACGTTCGCGCTCGATGGCGCGCGCGTTCGGTCTGGCGAGCTGTCGCTGACGCTCGCAGAGGAACCATAATGGCGCGCACGATTCCTGCGACGTTCACGCCTGTCGACCCGCAACGGTTGCTCACGGGCGAACTGCTAAACGCGGCGACGGTCGCGCCGCTTGGCGAGGCGCACAACTTCTTGCTCTCGCGCGTTGCGCGTTGCGTCGTCGTGTCGCAGGCATGGGCGCAGACGGGCGGCATCAGCGAGTGCAGGCGCGTCGTTGCGTCGCTCGCAGACGTGGCGACGTGGGAGATTCCAGAACTTGTTGGCGCAACGTCTGTGGGCGTTACCGTGTTCGCGCGCGTCGTGACTGGGCCTGCGGTCGCAGCGCATAAGGTGCAAGTCAAGACGACGAACGGTGCGGGCACGTACACGCTGAGCGTGCCGAACCTCACGACGACGCTGCAGTCGTTCTCGACGACGCTGCCCGTGGCGTTCGTGTCTGGACTTGAGACCGTGAGCCTGCGGTTGAGCGGCGACGGCTCGACCGCTGTTGAATGCGTGGCAATCGTCGCGCATTACCCGGCGCTTGCTGCACTGCCTGCGGGTCGCACGAGCGACGGGCGCGTCGCATTCGACGACGGCGAACTGCTCGCGGACTACCCACTAAGCGCACGCATCGGCGCGCAGTGGCGAGCAAACGCAGTCGCGCTCGCTGCGCTGCCGCACGTTCACGTCAACGTGTCAGACCTGCAGAACGTCGTCACTGCGTCGCAGGACAGGTTGCCGCCGTATCGTCACGCGTGGCTGATGCCGCGCATGCCCGACGCTGGCGACAGGTTCGTTGACCTCGCGTTGCGCCTGCGCGTTACGTCGGCGGCTGCGGGCGAGGTGCTCGTGCGATACAACGGCGACGGGCTTAGCGGGTCTGTGCAGCAAGTAGACGTTGCCGCAGGCAAGGTGCGCGACATCGTGACGACAACCATTGCGCGCGACTCTCGCGCAAGCGTATCGCCGCAACCGCTCGGCATAGAGTGGCAAGGCGTCGGCATCTGGCCGCAACCTGCGCCCGGCGCGTATTACGACGAGCGGGCCTACATGAGCACGGTTGATGCGACGCACGGCCTGCTCGTCTGGAGTTTCTCTTGAGCGTGCCATACAGCGCGCGGCGCAAGGTGCCGACGGCGGCGGAGCAATACACGGCGCGGCCTGTCGTTGGGCAGACCCTTGCGGGTCATGCCGCAGCGGTCAACACGGTCGCCGGAATCTACGCGCGCCACTGGTACACGGTTCACGTATCGCAGCGAGTCGAGACCAACCCGGACAATCTGAACGGCTATGTCCACGCCACGGATGGAGTTGGGCAGGTTGCCTATTGCCCGATTACCGTGGGGCCGCTTGACGATGCGTTGCAGGTCGCAGTGCTCGTGAGCGCAATGGAGACAGGCGGCAGCGGTGCGCCGTCTGTCACGGTGACGCTCGACGACCTCGCGGGCAACGTCATCGACATCGGCTGCAAGTGGTCGCGCGCAGATGGAACGCTCGCCGCGTTGGAACTACCGCGCAACGCGAACGCGAACACGCGCCGCATCGAACCGCGTTGGCAGGTTACAGGTGACGCGCGACGCGCGGGCCTCGCTGTCGGCGCATCTGCGTCGAGCCCTCGCGCGCTTGAGTGCGCGACCACAAGCGGCGACGTGCGCGGCGCTGTCGCTGTGTTGCGTGTCGTGACGTCGTCGGCTCGCGTGCATGCCGTCGCGTATCTGCCTGCGTGGGGAGAAACTCTGTGACGATTGCTGCGCTCGACAACCTGCGCGGGCGACAGCTCGCAGTCGTCGTCACGGTCGCGGGTCTGACCGACCGCTATTTCTGCGGGCCTCCGCCTGACGTGTCCGCCGTGCCCGGCACGGGCGGTGCGCTGACGTATCGAGACGTCAACGCACTACTCGATATGGGCGCGGAATCGTCAAGCATCGAAGAGGTCGAATGTACGGTCACACAATCGCCCGTCGTCGTGCGCCTCGCCGCGCGCGATGCGCCAATCTCTGCGGCAACCGTGACGGGCAGCACATACAGCGCAGACCCCGTGCGCACGTTGCGGCGCATCGGGCCTGCGGGCGCGACCTTGCGCACGACTATCGCAGGCACGGTGCCGCACGAACTCGGCCCCACTGACATCGACACGACCGACGACGTGAGCGCGTGGCCTGCGGGCCTGTACCACATCGGGCTTGAGTCCGTGTACGCACTAGCGACCGTTGGCGCGCAGTTGCAGACGTGCACGAGAGGCGCAGCGCATACGCGCATCGCTCGTCACCTGTATCAGCCAACGCGCGGCTATCAACCGAGCATCACGAGCGAGCCCACATTCTGGCGCGGGCGGCGTGCAACGGTTGAGGCTGCGCCCGTTGTCGATGGCGCGCGCGTCGGCAGCTATGTCGAGATATGGCGCGGCGTCCTTGACCGCGAGCCCGAACTGTCGAGCGACGGGATGACGCTTACTCTGCGCATCGCTCCGCTGTCTGCGCTCATGCGCCAACGATTCGCGGGCGGCGCAGTGTCGACGACGCTCGTTCGCGGGTGGCACTACTTCACGCCACGCGTTGGCGCAGAGCTACGGCTTGACCAGATATGGGAACGAGGTGCAGCGGTCGAGGCGGCATACGACGAGAACGGCGGGCACGCTGACACGACGCAGGCTGCGCGATTCGCGCATGAGCGCATCTTCGACATCTCACTGCCGATGGGACACCCGCGCGCAGGCGACGTCGAGCTATACAACAACACGCTGCGCATCGTGCATCGCGTGGTCGGTTACATCGGAAACGACCGCCTCGACGTCGACCCTGTCGCCATCCCGATCATCGTCGGCTCTGACGGCGACTTGACCACGCCGTACATCGAAGAGGCGTGCATCCTGTCGCTCGTCGACCCTGCAGGTGCGCCCGAGATTGTGCGCTGGCCAGACCGCGCGCTCGCCGTGATTAGCGGCGCGCTGCCTGCGGCGGTCGCATGGAACACGACATGGAACGCGTGCGACCGTTGGCGCGTAAACACGAATCAAGGGCAGCTCGGTCGCTGGGCGTCAGTCGAGTTGTCGCAGGATGGCGCGGGTTGGCTGTGGCGCGCGGGTCTGGTTGAGCCCGGCATGAGCGGGGCAGCACTCGCGTTGCGTTGGGGACCGGTAGGGCCGCGCGTCTGCGTCGGCGTCGACTACCGCGCGCCAGACGATGCGCGGGCATTCATCGACATCGAAACGCAGAGCGCGGCGATACGGCGCGAGGCAATCAGCAACGCAACCGCAGAGGCGCGCGCGCGGCTGTCGTGTCGCGGTCCTGCTCTCGCATGGTTTCACAGCGTCGAGCCTGCACTGCTCGTGGTCGACGACGTGTTTGCAGGCGGCAGCCCGCAGGTCATGCGCATCAGCGGCGGCGAGGTGAACTACTCGACCGGCGCATTCGACGTCACGGTTTCAGCGTCGACGCCTGCGCTTGACCCGGACACGGGCGCGCTCATTGGCTACCTGTTGACGGTCGACAGCGCGCAAGGCGACGGCGACCTTTACGCGCTCGACCACGGCGCGCCCGTCACTGTCACGCCGCGCGCGCGCGCGCTCGGCGTCGCTCCATCGACCTTGCTTTTGCGGCTGCTAGAGAGCGGCGCGGGCACGGGCACGAATGGCGCTTACGACGTGCTTGCGTACGGCGCGAACCTCGACGCGAGCGACATCGCCGAAAGCGCGTTCCTGTCGTTTGCTGTGCCTGACGCACTGCAGGGCAGCGACTTCGACATCGACCCGACGAAGAGCGTGGACGAAACCCTGCGCGACGTGCTCACGCTGCTCGGCGGTGCGGTCGTTCAGCGGTGGGTCGACGGTCGACAGCGGCTCACGCTCACGAGCCTTGCGCCTGCGCATGATGCTGAGTCGGTCATGGCAATCACCGACGCCGACTTGCTCACAGATGGGCAGTGCGCATCGAGCATCGACGGTCGCGTGGTGCGCGCGTATCGACTGGAGAGCGACCACGATGCGGCAGGCGTTGCGCAGCGCATCACGACATACGTGGACAGCGACGCGGTCACGGCTGCGGGCGGTGACGCGGGCGAGCAGCTCGCGCTTGACCTGCGCGGCATTCGATTCGACGGCGACCCGGCAGACGTGGCGGTTGCCATTCTGCCAATCGTGCAGCACTTGCGGCGCAGAGCGGGCGCACCGCGCGTGCGGTATCAGGTCGCAGTTTCTGTCGACCATCCGGGCGCGCTTGAGGTAGGGCTCGGCGACGTCGTGACGCTGACTTGCGCAAGTGCAATCGGCATCGACGGGTCCATTGGCATCAGCGCGCAGGCGTGCCGCGTGCTCGGCGTCGAACGCGACTGGCTGCAGGGTCGCGTCGCTCTCACGCTTGCGTCAGCGGGCATGCGCGCTGCGGGCTGGTCGCCATCGCTGCGCGTTAGAGACGTACTGTCGCCACTCGTCGTGCGCGTCGAGGACAACGTCTACACAGACACCACAGAGCCGCGCACGGGCGAGGCGCAGACCGACATCGAGCGCACGTCGCTCAAGTACTTCGCCATTGGCGACTCGGTGCGCTGCGTGCCTGCGGGCGACTATGCGGCAGCGGTTCAGCGCACAATCGTGGACAGGGTCATCGGCCTGTTAGAGTTCGACGCGCCGCACGGGTTGCAGCCGGGCGACGACATCGACCACGCATCGTGGGGCGCAGCGAGTGCGGCAGCGCGCGCATACGCGTATCTTGGCCGGGGTTTGCGCATCGGCTGAAACCGTTGTCGCAGTAGGCCGCGCGCATCGCCTGTCGCTTTTCTGTAAAAAGTTTTTGACAACTGCGCGGGGCCGCAGTAAGGTCCATTCACCACGACGCACTGCAGAGGCAGTGGAAAGGCAGAGACGATGAACGACATGAACGCAGAGACCATCGAGAACACGCTGGCGCACTTCGACGGCGGCGGCGACCACTACAAGATCAACGCGTTTGCCAACATGACGGAGGGCGTCAAGTTTCTGTGCGACAACGCGGCGTGTTATTGGCTCGTGACGTTGATCCTGTCGCACCGCTGCAACGCCAAGGTGCGGCGCGAGCCGTTCCAAGTCTGGACGCTGACGCGCAACAAGACGGGCAGCGGCGCCGTGGCAGTCTGCGACGACGGCAACGGCAACAAGCTCGCCACGCAGCGCGTCCCGTTCACGGACTTCCCGCTGCAGTCCGTCAAGCTCTACGCGGTGCAGGACGTGGGCGTGACGCTCATGCTGCCGCAGGAGTATTGAGCCGCCTGCGCCTGTCGCTTTTCTGTAAAAAGTTTTTGACAACTGCGCGGAGCCGCAGTAGGGTTCATTCATCAACGACGCGCTGCAGGGGCAGCGGAAAGGCAGAGACGATGAGCACCAAGAACCTCGCACTGGCTGACGCGACCACGGAGTTTCCTTACGTCGGCGACGATGCAATCGTCCACTGCACGACAGGCGAGCAGGCGGGCACCGTCGTTGAGGTCGTGCGCAAGCACGGACACGCTGGGGTTTGGGTGCAAACGAACCAGACGGGCACGCGTTGGATTTACACGCTGCGCACAAGCGGCGCGTGGGTTGACGGCATGAGCGGCGACGACGGGCCTGCTGTCACGTTTGGCCAGCGCGCAAAGTTTTGGGACACGGCTGCGCTCTGACCCACTGACGAGACCCGGGCGCGGGTCGAAACGCCTTCGGGCGTCTGGGATGCAACGACACGCCGCAGGCGCGGCGCAGGAGGTACGGCAGTGAACATCACCACAGACATCATCAGGAACGCGGACCCGCTCGGCGGCACTGCGCTCATCGCGGCGGCGTCGAGCCTTGCGCCCGACGCACTGCGCGGGCGACCGCAAGATGCGCTCATGGTCATCATGGCGGGGCGAGAGCTGGGCCTCGCGCCGATGCAATCGCTGCGCATGATTGCCATAATTAAGGGCAAGACGACATTGACCGCAGACGCCACGGTTGCGCTCGTGCGACGGCAACCCGACTGCGTGGAATGGCGGCTCGTCGAGTCGACCGCGCAGCGCGCCACGTACACCACGCGGCGCAAGGGTGACACCGAGCCGACGACGTTGACGTGGACCATTGAGCAGGCGCAGCGCGCAGGGCTTGCAAGCGGGCAAGGATGGCGCCTGTATCCCGAGGCGATGCTGCGTGCGCGCTGCGCGTCGGCCCTCGCGCGCATCGTCTACCCGGACCTAGTTGCGGGCATCTATGACCCGGACGAACTCGCGCAACCGCTCGACGTGCCTGCGCCCGCCGTCGCGCCTGTCGTGACTGTGGCTGCGTCGCAGCCTGTCGGCATGTCGCAGGACGTGACGGTCGACATCGTCGACGAACGCGACGAACGTCGCGCCATCATCGGCGAGCTGCTCGGCATCAGCGACCACGCGCCCGGGTACATCGAGCAACGATTGCAGGCCACGCAGGGGCTCGACCTCGACAGCGTGCCGCTCGACCGTCTGCGCAAGGCGGTCGACTACCTGCGCACCGAACCGGGCGCGCGCGCTCTCGCACTGCACGTCGCAGAGGTGACGGGGGAGTTTCCCGAATGACGCCTGCAGACATCATCGACGCAGCCGTCGTCACGGCTGGCGGTTGGAACAAGCTCGCAGCCGAGTGCGGCGCAACGCGCGCGAGCCTGTACCGTTGGCGCAAGGGCGCAGTGCCGAGCCCTCGCTTCTGGTTCGGACTTGCGCAGCTCGCAGGCGTTCACGTCTCGCAGGTGCTCGCGGCGTGGGGCGTCGGCGTGCAGCGCGCGCGCAAGTCGTTGCCGCAGTAGGACGTGCGGCGTCGTGTCGCTTTTCTGTAAAAAAAATTAGACAACCGCGCGGTCCTGCAGTAAGGTTCATTCATCAACGACGCGCTGCAGGGGCAGCGAAGAAAGGCAGAGACGATGAGCAAGACGAACCGATTGGGCCTGACCGCAGACGACATCAGCAAGCTCAAGACGATGCGCCATGGTGACGACGCCGAAATCAACGGCGCATCGTGGTGCAAGCTCAGCGACGAGGAAGAGTTCCACGTTTTCGTCATCGGCTCGACTGAGGTCGGTCGCATCGTCAAGTTCTTTCGAGCGTACGAAGAGCCGAGCGTCTAACCCACTGACGAGACCCGGGCGCGGGTCGAAACCCTACGGGGTCTGGGATGCAACGACGCGCTGCAGGCGCAGCGCAGGAGGAACGAATATGACGATCAGGAAATTCGCTGATGACGAGCACATTATCCGCGAGGTCGACGAGGCAGTTGATGCCGTGCTCGATAACCTCACGGTCTCGGAGCGCAGGCTCGTTCAGCATCTGCTCTCCGCCGCGCGCGCGTCCGGGTGCTACATGCTCGCGAGCGACTCGGAGTGGTGGCTGCGGTTCATGCGGCAGCAGATTGCGCATGCCAAGTCGATCAAAGAGGCCATTCAATGAGCGAGCGATTCACAGTGCGCAAGTTCGGCGACGCGGTCGCAAGGTACGCGCAGACGGTTGAGCACTGCGACACCGAACAGCAGGCGCGCAAGGTTGCGGCGATGTTGCTTGACCGCAAGAACCTGCGTGGCGTGCCCATGTGGTGGGATGACTTCCACGGGCGCACGGTCTACGCGCCGAAGAGCGGGCACGAGTTCGTCACGATTCGAGACAACGGAAAGGCGGGCGCATGAAGTACAACGACTGGAGCCAGCACCACGACAAGGTCTGCAAGCGCCTCTCTGCATACGCGCAGGCAAAGGGCGTGTCGTATGTCGACCTGCTCGACATCCTCGGCGCAGGCATGACGCTTGGGCAGGCCATCGGTTTTATGGATGGCGCAGTGTGCGACCGCATCGCCGCAGACATGCACGCCAACCTCGCCCGTCTCACCTCTGAGGTGCAGCCATGAGCGACATCACGGTAGGCACTCCCGAGCCGCGCGGCATCGATTGGGTAAGCATCATCCTCGGCATGTGCGCGGGCGCGTCGCTGACGTTTCTTGTCGGCGCGCAGAACGGCGAGAGCGTCGGGCGCAGCATCGAGCAAGCGACGCAGGGTTGCGTCGCAGAGCTGGGGATGCGCAACGCAGACAGCGCGGCGGCGTGCTACGACATGCAGAGCGACGCGCTTGACCGCATCGAGGCGCAGCGCATCGCGCTCGACAGGCTCGCCGCGCGTTGCGTCCTGTCGGTGCCCGAGGTCGACAGGCTGCGCGTGACGCGCGTGCGCGACGTCAAGGCGTTCAAGGTCGCTGCGCCTGCGCCTGCGTCGAGCAGTTCTGCAGAGTGGACGTCGCCAGACTACTTCGCGCCCGGTGACCTCGACGGCGCACCTCCGCGCTGAAACCGTTGGCGCAGTAGGCCGAGCAGCTTTCATCGCGCAGGTTGTAAAAAGTTTTTGACAGCGAAAACGGCTTGGGGTAAGGTCACTACATCAACGAGGCGCTGCAGGGGCAGCGAAGAAAGGCCAAGACGATGAACATTGATGGCAAGATGATGGACCTCCTGCTCTCTAACAACGCGCTGTGCCGCTCGGTCGAGAGCCATCTCAGCAACGGGAAGAGCGTCGAAGAGATTGCGCAGTCTGTGCGAGCGACTGCGGTGTCTCGCGGCCTGCGCATGAACATGGCGACGGCACTGTGCTTCGTGTTCACGGTGGAGAATGTCGCAGTCGAGAAGGTTAGCGCCGCCCACTGACGAGACCCGGGCGCGGGTCGAAACCCTGCGGGGTCTGGGATGCAACGACGCGCGGCGAGGGCTGCGCAGGAGACGAACGATGCGAAAGGTTACGGAGTTTCACTTGGCGGGGCGTCGTGAGCGATTGAACCGACTTTGCGTTGACGGTCGCCGCTCTGCGCAACGTGTGACGCCGAGCGGTTACGACGTCACGATTTACCGTGGCCCCGATGATGAACCCGTGGACATCATCGTCGAGGCCGACTGGAGCCCCGGCTGTTGCGTGCGTTGGGATTGCCCGGGCGAACCAGAGGGTTGGGAGATCGGGCGCGCGTGGATGAAGCGGCGCGGCACGTGGCGAGATGTGTTGCTCACTGATGCGGAGACGCGCTATGTGGAGCGCGAGCTTGGCGAAGGCGGCTACTGAGAACCGCCCGCAAGGGCACGACACCGCGCAGAGGCGCGGCACAGGAGACGAGAGATGAACAGCGACAAGGTGCTCAAACTTCTGGCGCAGGGTATCGAGCCCGCGCTCATCAACGAACTACTGCGGCGTGAGCTTGCGCGCGACACGGTGCGACAGGCACCAGCGGTACAAGCGCACGCAACCGAGCAGGCAACGCTCAACCTCCCGCTCGCGCAGTGGCCACAGCATGAGGTTGACCCGTTCCTGCCTCGTCTGCGCGCGGCGTTCGTCGAGTATCAGGAACGCAGGCGCGACGCCGGGCGCAGCACTGGCGGGTTGTTGCGCGGCCTGTACTACATCGCCGAAGAAATCCCGACGATTGCGCGCATGTGTCGCATGGTCGACGACGCGAGCAGGATTGCGGGCACGCGCGAGGCGCTCGCGTTGCGTATCGTCGAGGCGTGCAAAGTTGCACAGCTCGACACGCGCGAGAGCAGCATTGATGCGTGGCGCACTGGCTATCGCGCGCCGACAATGCACGAGGCCGACGGTCTCGCGCGCGTGCTGCAACTGAACGCAGACGACGTGCGGCACGCCTGCAGTCGGGCGCACCACGTGATCGAATATTACCGCGCCGCCGTGGGGCTGGCGTCACAGCGCACCGTCGTCGGGCGCAACAGCAAGGGGGAAGCATGAGCACGGTCAATCGCGTCATCATCGTCGGCAATCTCGGCGCCAAGCCCGAGGTGCGATACACGAGCAACGGGCAGGCGGTCGCGAGCATGAGCGTCGCCACGAGCGACAAGTGGACGAGCAAGGACGGGCAGCAAAACGAGCGCACGACGTGGCACAAAGTTCAGGTGTGGGGCAAGCAGGCCGAGACCTGCGGGCAGCATCTCGACAAAGGGCGCAGCGTATACATCGAAGGCAGTTACGAGTCGCGCGAATACGAGACCAACGGCGGCGACAAGCGCACGGTCTACGAGGTTCGCGCAGACCGCGTCGTGTTCCTCGGAGGTCGCACCACAGAGCACGACCGCGCACCGCGCGTCGAGCAGTGGACGTCGAGCGCACCGCGTTCGACTGCGGCAACGCAAGTTCAGGACAGCGACATCGGTGACGACCCGATCCCGTTCTGAGCTTGCATTCGACGGCGAACCGCTGTGACATAGTGCAGCGTCGCAGGGGCGGCGCTTGGAGGTTGTATGGCGTGGGTTCGTATCGACACCGACTTGCCGATGGACGGCAGGCTCGCCGCATCCGGGCATGCGTGGGCGTGGCCTGCGGTCGTTTGCCGCGCGAAGAATGGCGAGGGGTATATCGCAGCACGCGAGCTGTCGCCGCGCGTCATGGCGCATCTGTGGGGTCCGTCGGTTGATGCGTGGGATCAAGCCCTTGCGCATCTCACGAGCGAGGGTCTGCTCGTTGTCGACGGCGAGGGCTACAGGGTCGCAGCGTGGTCGGACTACCAGCGCGACCCTACAGGCGCAGAGCGTCAGCGCAGACACCGCGATGCGCGCAGCGTAACGCCCGAACCCGTTACAGTAACGCCGCGTAACGTTACGTCACGTGACGTAACGGCGCGTAACGTTACGTCACGTGACGTAACGCCTGACAGTACAGTACATGACGTGACAGTACAGGACGTGACACGTGATGCTGACGCATCACGTTCGCGCGCGACCGCATCGACGGTGCCCGATGGGTTGCCCGGCGTGCTTGAGCGTTGGCGACTCTCACTGCGTGGTCGGTCTGGCGCTGCGCCGATTGCAGTGGGCGCGCTCGACGTCGATGCGCTGCAGGTCGCAGTCGCAGAGCGTGGCGCAGAGTACGTCACGAGGTGCATCGACAGGGCTGCAGAGGTCGCAGGCGGCGGCGGTCCCTCGCTTGCGCTGTTGCGCCGCATCATTGCCGAGGGCGTGCACGACGCAACGCGAGCACCGCAGCGACCACGCGCGGGCAAGGGCGCGCCGCAGGGCGCACAGGTGAACCATCAGTTCGCCGCAGGCATCGAGGCATCAGCGCGCGCAGGCGGCGCACGCATGGTGCTCGTGCCCGGCGAGGGTTACGTCGCAGAGGACGCGCTGACCGACGCGCAGCGCGACAGCATCGCCGCAGCGGGCGGCATGGTTTTCTGATTGCGATTCGTGCGCATGGTGCGCACGATGCACACAGCGTCGCAGGGGCGGCGCATGAAAGGCACAGACAATGGGCAACGAGTATTTTGAGCCGACAGTCCCGGCAGACCAGCGGACCAGCTACGTCGAGAGCGCGGCGTTCGTCGCGTGGATCGACGCCGTGCGCACGTGGCGCGCTGCAGGTTGCGTCGACGCGCAGCCTGTCGCGCCCGACCTCATGCACGCCATCGAGGTGTGGCGCGGCGGCGTGGTGGTTGAGACGCAGAGCGCGGAGGTTTGGCGGTACGACCTGCGCGGGCTCGACCTGCGCGAGCAGAACCCGTGGATCGGAAAGGCGCTTATCAAGTTCGGCGACCGTCGACTGTGGGCGACAATCGGGACGCAGCTACCGGGCGAGCACGCGGAGAACTTCGGCGCGCGCGAGGCGGCAATCTCGATGGCGCTCGGGCTGATGCGCGCCATCACGATCTCGCGCGGTCCCTGCAACGACGCAGTCGCTGACGCAATCGCAGAGCAGCTCGTCGCGCCCGCCGAGGCGATTCTGCGATTGCTTGCGACTATCGAACTCAAGGGGCCGACAGCATGAAGAGCATCGAGGGATTTCTGGACGGCATCGTGCCCGAGCGTGGGGACGGGACCAGCGACGGCGACGCGCCGCTCACGTGGTCTGACGTGCTCGTCGTCGACTCTGCCGCCAATGGGCGCACGCAGTCGCAGCGCGGCGGCGGCGCACGGTGGACACATCGCAGATGCCCGGCCTGTCGAGGCGGCGAACGCGACACGCGCACGGGCAAGACGTGCGCCTGCGTGTCCGTGGTGCGCACCGCTTGGCGTCTCACGCTCGCGCGCATCCCGTATGAGCTTGCGCACCACGGTTGCGCAGAGGGTACGCGATTCGACGACGGGCGCACGTACACTCACGCAGAGGGTCCGGGCTACGGGAGCGAGGCGGCGCGGGCGTGGTGTGACACGTGGGCGCGTGGCGCAAAAGGCCCGAGGCTCGTCGGCAACACGGGCGCCTATAAGTCGAGCCGCGCTTGCGCGTCGACACAACGGCTCATTATGCGCGGCGTGTCTGCGCGGTTCGTTGCGTGGTCTGCGTGGCTCGCAGACTACCGCGACGCCATCGGGCGCGACGCAGACCAGCACGCCGCGCGCGCGCGCATCACCGAGCCCGAAGTGGTCTGGCTCGACGACATCGGCAGAGAGCACGCGACTGACTGGACCCGTGAGCAGTTGTCGCTCGTGCTGCAGGAACGGCTCGACGGCAAGCGCACGGTCGCGCTAACGACGAACCTCGACGACGCTGCGCTTGCTGACTATCTCGGTGACAGGTTGTGGTCGCGCGTGCGCGGCGCTACTTCGGTTGCGCATGTTGTCGGCACAGACGGGAGGCGATGATGCTCGCAGAACAACGACGACGACGACTGCACGCAGAGGCGCGCGCGCTTGGCTTCACTGCCGAGACTGACGAGCGCATCACGTGGCGCGCGACGTTCAAGCGCGGCGCGTCGTGCATCGACTACTCTGCGCACATCGACGAGGGCGGCGCAGTGGTCGACGTGTGGACGCCGTACAGCCTCGCCACGCAGGGCACGTCGACGCGCTGCACGACGGTTCGCGAGGCGATGCACCTCGCGCTTGAGGACTTCGACGCGCGCATTGTCGCCGCCATTGCGCACGCTGCAACGGTGCCCGGTGCAACGCAGGTGCGGCGCGATTATGAGCGCACGCTGCGCATCATTCGCAAGGACCGCGAGGCGATGGAATGGGCAAGCATTGCTGCGGGCTTTAGCGCGATTCTGGCCAATGGCCAGAATGCAGGGCAGAAATGATTGCATATGCTGCCCGCACAGGAACGCGTCGCAATCTGGCGGCGTTGCGAGCGGCGGGTTGGCGGTTAATGCTAAGCCCGCGCGGCGTGATGAACGCACACGGGTTCAATTATGCGCTCGACAATGGCGCATGGACGGCATTCACGCACGGCGAGTCGATGCTCGACATCGACAAGTTTGAGCGGGCCTGCAGAACACACGGGCACGCGGCCGACTGGGTTGTCGCGCCTGACATCGTCATGGGCGGGCGGGCGTCTCTCGACTTGTCGTTTGGATGGTTGCCTCATCTGCGGCGAAAAGGTTTTCGCGTGGCGATTGCAGTCCAGAACGGCCATGAACCGGACGACATTGGGCACGCACTGACGAGCGATGTCGGCATATTCGTCGGCGGCGATGCCGAATGGAAAGAGCGCACCGCGACTGTGTGGTGTCGGCTCGCGCGTCGGCACGGTTCGTGGTGCCACGTGGCGCGTGTCAATACTGCGCGGCGCTTGCACATTTGCGCCGAGGCGGGCGCAACAAGTTTTGATGGCTCGTCCGCGTCGCGTTATTCCAAGACGCTGCCATTGCTTGACGCTGCGCGCCGCGTGTTGAGCTTGATGCCGCTCATGGATGCGGGGCAGGCATGAGCAACGAACAACGCGGACGCAGCGCAAAGGCGGCGGGCGATGCGTGGGAGCGTGCGCTCGATGCGTACCATGCGCGACTGACGGCTGCGGGCGTGGCGTGGATTGTGCGCGTGCCGACAGAGGCGCGGGTCATGGGCAGCACGCGAGTCGACGCGCGCGGTCGCACCACGTTCCCGGCGTGTTGGCAGGCGCGCGCATCGGTCGACTTCATCGGCGTCGTCGGTTCGCGCTGCGCTGCAGTCGAGGCCAAGACCTGCAGCACTGAGCGGTGGAACTTTGCGCAGTCTCTCGGCGCACCGACTGCGGGCAGGCATGCCGATGTTGAGTGGTCGACGCTCGCGCACTTCGACGACGTCGGCGGCGTGTCGGTTGTCGTGCTCGACTGGCTCGGCGTTCAATGGTGCGTCGACTTCGCGGAGCTGCGTGCGGCACGAGAGCAGGGCGCGGGTTCGTTCAGCATCGAGCAGCTCGGGCACGTTGCGCGGCGCATCGTCGGGCCTGCGTGGTGGAGGTCGATGCCATGAGCGCGACAGACAACGGCTTGCGCAAAATCATCGTCGTGCTCGACGACGAACTACGCGACGCAATCCGCGCGTGGCAGCTTGCGACGCAGAATGAGGGGCGCACCTACCCTGCATCGAGCATCGTGCTCGTGCAGGTCACGCAGGCGCTGCGCGAGGACCACTGCGCAGACGTGCCGGACGTTAGACCGCAGCGGCATTCGTCGCCGCCTGTCTCGTCGTCGGAAATGTCGGCACTGTGGCAACGCGACAGCACGTGGAAGAAGCGCGCGCGCGTCGAGGTGCAGATGCACCCTGACACGATGCGCGCTCTGATTACGGTCGCGCGCAAGAGTCGCACGCACCCGAGCCCGGGCATGCTGCGCGACATGGTGCTGTCGCGCGTTGGGCAGCCGCTGCCCGCGTGTCTTGAGCGCCTGCCGCAGCCGAAGAAACGCGCGCGCGCAACCCGCGTTGCAGACGACACGGGCACAGGTCGCGTCGACTATGTGGCGCGATTCCTCGCGCTCTGCGCAGAGCGCGCAGCACGAGACCGTTGGCATAGGCGAGGCGGCAAGGAACCGCCGAGCACGGTCGACGACCACTTGGGGCGCATCGTCTACCCGCCGAACGCTGAGCACGCAGCGCGCGGGCATAGCAGGCGCAGAGCCGAACCCTGATTTATGCGCCGCCGTGCCCGCTGTGGTACGGTCGCGCCATGATGCTCTCGCCGCATTTCACCGAGGTCGAACTGCAGGACCGCAGGCATCGTCGCTGGCTTGAGCCCGACAGCCGCGCGCGTTACGAGACGCTCGCGCGTCGCACGCTTGAGGTCGTGCGCGACGCAGTCGGCGGGCCTCTCGTCGTCATCAGCGGCGAGCGGTTAGAGTCACGCACTGCAGCAAGCTCGCGCCACATGCCGCCCGCACTGCGGCGTGACCCTGCAGAGCGCGGGCACGATGCGGCTGCAGACATCAGCACGGGCAAACGGTCGCCGTTGCAACTCGCGCTCATTGTGTTGCGCCTCATGGCGCAGCGCGAGATACCCGCAGGCGGCGTCGGTCTCTATCGTTCGTTCGTTCACGTCGACGACAGGGGCACGCTGCGGTTCTGGCGCGGGCAGGGCGTCGACGAAAATCAGTGGGGCACGTTCACTGCGGCTGCGGCTGATGCCCGCACCGCCATTCGCATCAGCATGGAGGTCGGCTAATGGTTGCCAAGTTCTCTCGCGTCGTGCTCGCGGCGCTGTGTCTCGTGTCGCAGGTTGCGCCCGCTGCGGCGCAGGATGCATCGGGCATCTACGGCAACGTCTACGGCTGCAAGGTCATTGCGCCGACGTCGGCTGCGTGGGTTCAACTTGCGTCGCAAGACATGCTCGACACGAGCACGGGCACCGCGCTTGCGAGCGGGTTGTTCGTGTCGTCTCTCTCGCTCGTGTCGCGCGATGCGTGGGGCGGCAGCGGGTCGCACATCTGCCTCGGGCCTGCGGCGACTTGCCCCGCTACGACGACGCATGCGCCTCGCCTTGACGCGGGCACTGCCAAGACAATCGAGGTGCGTGGCGTCGTGAGTAACGCGACGAGCATGACGGCGGTGTCGCTGCGCGGCACTGCAATCCTCGCGTCGAATGTCGAGGTCTGCGCGCACTGGCGGCGCGTGCAATAATGGCGGGCACCACGACGCAGTTTCCCGGCATGCCGGGACCGCAAGGTCCGGCAGGCGAGGCAGGACCGCAGGGCGAGGTCGGTCCGGCGGGGCCGCAAGGGGTTGAGGGGCCGGTCGGGCCGTCTGGGCCGCAAGGGCCGGTCGGGCCGCAGGGCGATGTCGGTCCGGCGGGCGCGGCGGGGTCCGAAGGGCCGCAGGGTATCGAGGGGCCGCAAGGCGTGGCAGGGCCGCAGGGCGACCCCGGGACTCCGGGCGCGGACGGCGACCGCTACGCTACGACTTCGACGACGTCGCTCACGGTCACGAACGGGACAAAGACGCTCACGGTTGAGACGGGGCTCGACTACTCGCTGACGCAGTCGGTCACCATCGCCTACGACATTTCACGGCACATGCACGGCGAGGTCGTGAGCTACGACAGCGGCACGGGCGTTCTCGTTGTCGACGTCACGAATCACTCGGGGTCGGGCACCTTTGCTTCGTGGACCGTCAACCTCGCGGGCGCGGTCGGGGCGGTCGGTCCGGCGGGTCCGGCGGGACCGCAGGGCGAGCCGGGCGTTCAGGGGATTCAGGGGATTCAGGGGATTCAGGGGATTCAGGGGGAACCCGGCGTCGGTATCGAGGGACCGCAAGGGCCGCAGGGCGTCGAGGGTCCGGCGGGACCAGCGGGCGCGCAGGGTCCGGCAGGGCCGCAAGGACCGGCGGGTGCGGCAGGCACCACCTCGGTCACCGGCCTCACCGACCGTTACGAAGAGCTACCCGCGCAGACGTTCTCGGAGTTCGCGCACGGCGGGCTCGTTGCGGCATCTCCGACGCGCGACATTCAGACGGCCATCGACGCCACGCCGGTCGGTCCTGCGTGTCAAGTCATCGTCGGGCCGGGCTCCTATTCGGGCGCGACGGTGACGATACCTGCAGGGCGCAACAACATCGCCATCATCGGCCCGCAGGGTGGCGACTTCGGCGGCACGATTGCGAGCCTCTCGTCAAGTCGCGCGTTGACCATCGGCAACAACGTCGTGCGCGCACGCGTCGTCTCGCTGCAGGTCGAGGGGCTCACGACCGTGAGCACGACGGGCGCGGGCGTTCATCGCATCGAGCGGTGTCAGTTGCTTGGCGGGCTCACCATCGGCGCCATCAGCGGTGTCGTCTACGTGGTCGGCTGCGAGGTGGGCAACGTCGTCATTCCTGCAGGCTTTACGGGCCTCGTGCTCTTTGATCGCTGCCTGTTTCTCGGCAGCATCACGAACAACGC